TAGCGGCGTTGGTATCTCTTGCTAAGTACTTAAGTTCTTTAAGTGCACTACGCATGTTACTGAATTCTTCTCCGCCATCCATACTAATATCCATAAGGTTATCAATAACAATTAAGGCAGGTGCTTCTCCAAGTAGCTCCTCAATCGCGGTAACCTCATCGTCGATATCACTAAGACTAGGGGCACTATCAAAGCTCCAATAAATATGGCTGGCAAGAGCAAGGTTATTCCTAGAATTGATTGGGTCTTCCGATATGATTTTTTCTGCTTCACTCTGACTTACTCCTGTAATCATTGAATACAAACGCATAGCCATAGTGTGAGCATTAGTATCTGCTGATAGGTATAGCGTTGGTGCTTGCATACGTAGTGCTAGGGCTAGTGCAAGTGTTGACTTACCTGCACCTGGTGTGCCTGCAATCATACTTACTTCTGCTCTTCGCAATACGATTTGGTTATTGTCAAACGTCCTGAATACTGTAGGCATTGGCTCACCACCAATATCAGGACGACCTACTGCTCTGCTTAATGTTTTCATTTATCTCCCAATAAATAATTGACTGGGTAGGTAGCCTTCCCCACTACACTACCCAGTCAAACCTATGCGACTAGAACGTAGCGTAGTCTGGGTCGTTGGTTTTCAGATAGATAGCTTTACACTGATCTGGTGTACCCTTAGCTGTTGGACACATGTAAGCCTTGTAAGGTCCGTATGGTCCTACACCTTCACGCTTAGTCATTACACCATGAATACAAGTCCTGCTGGCTGAGCCTGCTGTAACCCCTGCTACTGATGGTGGTGCTACTGGTGCGAATGGTGTCTCACTAATTACTGTACCACCTAGCGCATCAACCACTGTATTGATTCTTGCAGTACTGGATTGACTGGGTTGCGTTTCAAGAAACAACTCTTCCATGGCAGCAATGCTGTTATTAACTCCGTTACTAATAAGAGCATTGATGTTATTCTCAAACTCAGTAGCATCACTACCACGTACGGTAATGATAGTACCTACTTTAGTCTTTACATTTACTACGTAATTACTTTCCATTCTTCTCTACTTTCTTTGTTGTTGTTTTCTTTGGTGAAGATGGGTGTCTTTCTTTTGCTTTTGCCTTTTCGTCTGCATCAACTAATCTTTTAAGATTATATTGTACAGTAAACAATTCGTCTTGAAGTTCACGAATGTCTTCGTTGATTAAGTTCCATTCTTTTTTAGATACGAACACTTGTTATCCTTTTCTTTTGTATTTACATTGGTCTTTTACATTACACATTATACAGTGATTAAGGTTAGGTATGAACAGCTCTGCTTTACGAGCCGTGTCAAACTTAGTAACAATCTCAATGATATCATCCTTACTAAAATAGTCTAGGTCAATTAGTTCACTAGTTTGACCAGACCTAGCCATCCAGTACGCACCATAGCGCGGACGGATGCCTAACATTTCTTCCATACCTGCAGCATAGAATGCTAACTGCAAGTCTGACGATGGGGTACGTACACCTGTTTTGATATCTAATACAATTAGTTCACCATCAGGATTAATCATTACTCTATCAATGTGCATCTGTACTGGTATGTCATTCCAGATAGGTGTAAGTGCTAGTTCAATAGCTGGTACTCCAGGTTGTACTTCCCACATAGTTAGTGGGTGCGTACCATTACGCCATGTAATCCATGAGTCAACCATCTCTGAACCATTTACATTCCACCAATCACCATCTTCTTTATTAGGATTAGCTTTGGTTGCACGACCAGATGCTTTCCATTGTGCCTGATCAACGCCTGTTTTCTTTAGTTGTTCTGCTTGTTGTGCAGCCCATGCTGCTTCCCAATACTTATTCATTACTTACCTTCTGTTTCAAATAGTTCTTTATCATACATCTCGGTCGCTGTGTGTACTGCACTACCACCTGCTAGATACCAGGTTGGTTGTTCAATTAACTTTTCCACTCGTGTAAGATAATACTTCCAACCGCAGTCAAGGTAGGTTGTTAATGCTGAATAAGATACATGTGCTGGTAGTTCGTATCCATTTATTTTAATCATAGTGTCTGTTCCTATCATAGAAATCTTCTTTGGCTCTATTAAGCATCATGTCTTCTATGTGTGCTTCGATACGATCATAGCATGACTCGCAGACATCTTCGTCTTCTTGCTTGTATAGTTCTTCTATGTCTAGCTTGCAACATTCCATTAAAATACATCTCCTGTGTATGGGTCATACCTACATGTAGTTAAACTTTTAAACCACATGCATTCACCTTCCATTACTACTTCGTTAATCTTTTGTAAATACTCTAATGTATCTGGACTTATTAACACATCAGCCCTGAATCCATCAATAGCAAAGTGATCTTCTGCTAACTCTACCATGATGCTTGATACTCAATCTCATAGTTCCATTTGTTTTCTTCTGTGATCTCATCAAGCAACTCAGTCAGTTGCTTGTGTGTTTCTTCAATGTCAGACCAATACCACTCATCAATATCAATAGATCCAAAGAAGAATCCTGATGTTGGTGGCAGTAATTCCATAGCTAATTCATTTGATCTTGTGTCAAGTAATGTACTACATCTGTCATGTAGTATAACTAGATCACCCCTACCTACTGATATGCGTTGGCATTCATCAACTCCATCAGCTAAGTAGGTTACAAACCAGTTATGAATTTGATTAGCTTTACGCCAGTAGATAGCAGTCCACTCTACTGATACTGATGATGCTGTATTATCTTTTACCTTGATACCTGCTGCTTCAATAACATTACTGTATCTAGGATTATCTGTATAGCTTACTTGATTATCAACTCTATTAAAATCATGGCTACTAATTCTTTCACTTACATTTAGGTACATGTCAAGACCCATTGCTTACTCCTAATAGTTGTAGTGCTCGTGACTTCACGGCTATGTCTGTGCCGAGAATCATCTTGCTTGCTTGCTTGCTATAGTCTTTACTAAAATGATCGGTTGCTTCCACGATAGCTTGGAATGCACCGAACTTAGTGTTCTTAATGTTGTGTTGCGTGTCTGTCTCACCAATCCATACGTTCAATGCACTAGCTCTGTTACGTTCTACTCTTGTCTTAGATGTACGTTCACCTGCACTGAGCATCTCGTATGGTGAGAACTCAATCTTGCTAGGCAGTGGGTACACTCGCTTAACAAAGTTCTTGAACTCTTCGTTACTGAATTCAATTGAACGTAGGTATGACGATACTGTTGCATACTTTTGAACATCTTCGTTCATAATTTTAAATGCTTTTCGGATATCATCTGGGTTGATACTGCTGTTAGGGCTGTGCTTAACACGGTAGTAAATACCTTTAGCTTTACCACTCATCATGGCTGCATTAATCTGATTAGTACAGCTCAATCGATTAACAACTGGTGTCATTTGGAATGGCATACTACCATCATGTGATGTACGTGCAATTACATATGCATTATGTGGATCGTCACCTACTGTTACGTTAGCTGGTAGTTCAATGGTTGCCCATACTACGTTGCCACCTTTAAGTTCTCCTGCTGCACCGTAACGTGCATCGCTGTTGTTAACGATGTCGTCAAGGCATGAGAAGATCTCACTGTTTTGTAATACTTTGTATCGTGAACCTACTACTGCTAGTGGTTCAACTCCTGCATCAGTCCACTTAACTGTTGCATATCTATCTGGTATTTCAAGTGGATCGGTTGCATTAATAAATACATTTTCTAATGTAACCTTCCAGTCAAGTCCAGCTTTAACCATTAGGTCATGTGCTGAATTAACTTCGTACTCACAGTGTGTACCAATTACTGTGTATGGATTACGTCTAGTCATTCTGTTCCTCTATCATCTCTGCGAATGCAGCATCTATATCTACTGCGTTTACTTCTTGTATAATTAATTCATCTATTGCTTCTTCAGCGTAATCAAATGCACTAGCTAATAGCAGTATTGCTAGTTGCTTGGCATCTTCCATCGCTTTTGTTCTATCATTGCGTTCTAACCGTTTATAGATTTGGTATAATGCTTGAAGAAAATCAAGTGCTACCTTCTCTGTTATGGCTATGCCTACAATCTCTGGATGTCCTTCTCGTTCGTACCAATCAAACGGGTCGTTAAACCACGGCTCGTCTTTGATGCTCATTAAATCTCCTGTGCTTCTGTCTCTTCAATCGTTTCGTTTGTTGTATCCCAATCGCTTTCATCTAACTTATCTACTAAATCAGAAGTATCGTAAGCTTCATCAGCTTGATCTTCCGCATCATCACTATCACGTGCTGTTACCTGCACTGTTACTGTTGCTCTTTGAGTACGTTCTAAAGTGTATGTAACTGCCCATTCTCTACGCATAAGTGGTACTTCAAAGTACTTAAGGTTTCTATTTACTTCATAAGCCCAGTCATCATACTCACTACACCAATCCATCTCTCTTGCTTTTTCATAGATAGCATTGGTAATTTTGTAGCCATCTTCCATAACTTCATTGGTTCTATCAGTCATTTCTTTTTGTGTGTAGTACACGGTACCGCTGCTTGTCTTAATCATTTTGCCTGCCTTAATTTAAGAGCTTGCTTTTTTTCTCGCTTTATTTCTTTAGGACCTTTTGTTATTACTTGTATTCTTTTACCCATTAAGGTGACCTACTGGATCTGTTGTGTGATGAAATGTAACTGCTTGTAGTGATGAGTAGAAGATACGTGGTGGGATGTTGTGGTCACGTGCCATTCTTAGTAGTCCTAATAGACTAGCTTCGCAGCCTAGTGTTACTGCTTCATGTAGTAAATCATCTACTAGCTTTAGTTCATACTCAACATCACGGTCTTCATCAAAGTCTTCTAGCATACCTGCATGGCATAGCATGAAGGCAGCTAAGATCATTGATGAGTAACCAATTGCTTCTGCTTCCATCAACTCATCGTCAACCATAGCCTGGCTAATAGTTGTAAATGATTTCATAATGTCTACTCGAATGTTGAATGGTGCATCACTGAAGTACTTAAGTACACCATCACGTATTTTGATGTTGGTTGTTGCTAGGTGGATTAGCTCAAGCTCTTCGGTACTTAGCTGATCATAGTTAGCATCCTCATCTAATAGGAAAGCCATCATCTTGTATACATCTTGAACGATTGCTAGATGTTCTGGTGTAATTGCACCTAGGTCTATCTCTTGTGTTGTACTCATTTGTATTCCTTTTCTGTTAGTGTTTCTATTTCTCCGCATCTAATACATGCGAAGTCAGGGCAGTCTTTCTTATATCTTGCACAAACAATCCATCTATATGTGTTGTCTTCTCCACAACTACTACACTTGGGACTGTAAACGTGGTTACATTTTGTTATCAACTTAGTGGGATCATGCCTTCCTACAGCACTGGATTAAATAACAAGAGGGAGTCAAGGTTATTAGCCTCAACTCCCTCTCGTTGTGTCATCTAGATCTCTGCTAGTTCTACTGACTTGATTAAGATTCGAGTCAAAGGTGCACGACGGTCTGTATTTTCTACACCGAATCTCGTATCGAACTTGGTGTCTAGTTCGCCTACGATATTCACTACTGGTGTAAAGCCTTGTCCGTCTTGCATCTCACGCAATCCACGTAGTGTTGCTGCGATATTCTCATCGAAGCATGCTACTGGGATGGTGA